ATGATAAGGCCCAAGCACAACCAACTCTCTCCCGCGTAATGTCGTTATCTGACCAGATGGATTGATTAAAACATCTTCAGCCTTTTCAAGTGCCGTGATACCAGTTTCCTGGTCGAACGGCAGTCGAACAGGCGGAACCTTATTGTTTATTCCTATCGCTTCGGTATAGATGGGTATGTTGTGAGTTGACATTTATCTCGCTCCCGGCCATGGGATAGACAGCGACGGCCTGGTTGAATGTGCTTTTCCTTCCGTTAAAGCGTAATCGTCCAGGGCAAGTACTCTCTGGTTGTAATAATCTTCGTGTTTCAGGGTGTTGGTCTTTGGTCCTTCTCGCCCGTCCTCTATTCTGTCAAAGATTTTCCGGCAAGCAAGATGGATAATCGCCCAGTCAAAGTCATCATTATTGGTTAATCCATCAGGAAGACTGGACCTCTTATCTGTCATTGGGAGCGGATTACGATAGAAATACAGGTCGATATCCGTTGCTGTTGTCGGTATTGCCTGGTAAATAAGGTTCGCGCCGTGGACCGTTACATCTTTCACGTCCCCTTCGTCATCAGACACACCACACAGGGTGATAGACATGGACTTTATATCGGCATGTATATTGATCGGCTTTCCATCAACCATGGCAAGATACAAGCCCTTGTTATAGGTATCGGGTAATCCAACCTGCTTGTCGGTCAGAACGGTAGTCACTTTGTCATACCCACTCTTGAGGTCCGGCAGCATCAAGATATTGGCAAGGGCAGTCAATGACTGATTGGCATACTCAAGGATCACATCCCTTTTCTTGTACGATGGATTTGCGATAATGCCGATAATCTCGGTTACGATACTCTCGCCATTCATGCCGATTTTCTCCTTTTAAAAAACACGGTGCCGGTCATGGTCCCTACCGGCACCGCGCTACTACCTTTTTCTTTTTCCTCTCCCGGGTGGTTATCCGGCAGTATTGATAAACTCAACCAACAATTTAAGGATTTTGCCTGCGTTCCCTGCATTGTTGGTCTTGATCGTTACGGCAAGATCATGCTTCAGGTCTACTGCCTGAACATCGGCAATAACTGCCTGGTTAGCGGTGGAGATGTCAACGGCTGCACCAAAGGCGTCCAGGTCGTCGGCTACCCCATCCTCGCGTGACACATAGCCAACATCAACGGTACCAACCATGGCAGCGTCGGCAATGGCCGTAATCCGCATGTATGTGTTGTACTCTGACATTCTCCGCATACGCACGGTGGTATCAGCGGCTTCCGCGCCGGTGAATATGTATTCCTGAATATCACCACAAACATTTCCCTTACTTGACTCGCAAGAAGGGGTGTTGTAATTCTGAGATTTCATTCGTTACTCCTTGAAAAGATTTAATATGTCTTGGTTCCAGCGAATATGATTACTACCTAAAATCAGGTTGAGACTGCAGCATCAAAGCAGCAGACACCGTAGTCATTCATGCGGCCGGCGTTATTTTTGAACCGGATCTTGGCAAGGCCGCCAATCCAATCCATCCACTGACGCCACCATGCTTTCTGATCAAACAGCTCGCCGTCCATTTTGAAGTTACCCATCCCACCTGGAAGCACAGAGCCATAAGCCATAGCAAGCGCCTGGCCGCCCAGGATAATGCCACGATTGACGGTTACGCCACCCGGAACAACCTGACCGGAAACAGAGGCGGAATCGTCATCGTTACTGACCTGCACGGTATCGCCAGCGTTAAAGCTGACCGGCTTCAGATAGCGCTTGAAAAGGATATTGTCCTTCATGAACATTTCGCCCTTAAACAGAGGATGGTTGAAGCCTGTGGTTCGCTTAATGGCATTGGAAATGTATGTTTGGAAATCAGAAGAGGATGCCTCGTAATCAGTCCACATCTTCGGTGTGATAAAGGCAACGTACATCGGATCAGTTCCAGGGCTTTTATCGCTGGCACCCAAACTCACCGGTTGAGGCGGGTTAGACATAAGCTCAAGCTGTTGTTTGAACCGTCTGGTGTCGGCAGCCGTGAAAACATCAGCGGCATCAATGGCCGAGCCGGTGGAGCCATCAATTGATCCGGCATCACCACAATAAAACATGCGGTCGAAAGTCGGCGGGGTTACGGGGTTGACCATGATTGTGTTGAAATCAACATCAGAGGCCAGCGGCAGGATCCGGTCGGAAGCATTGTCAGTTCCCCGGGATCCTGCAAGATGGGTCAAGGCCAACTCGTCGGTAAGATTACCGTGATATGCGGCAAGTAGCGGACGTCCGAGTTTCTTCCGGTTGAAGCCCACCTTCTGCTGCTCGATCATCAACGGTACCTTTGTCGCCTTGTGGTACTGGTCGATTTTCATTTCAAAGGTGGCTTCGGAAATGTCCTCTTCGTAGCCATCACGCTTCTTCAGGCCCATGGAGGGTTTTTCAACAAGATCGTGAATAATGGTTACGGAAACCTGGTTACCATGAGTTTTGCTCAGGTCATTAATCTGAACAACCGGAGCACTGGGTGGAGTCTGCTTTTTGCCGAGATCACCTTTTTTATGGATCATGCTCGGAGCATCAGCGGTAAGCAGGTTGGGAAGGGAATGCTGTTTCTGGCATTCGCCGAATATAATTCTATCAGCAAGGATTTGTCTTGAATCACTAGGCATTTGTCGTACCTCATAAGAATAGCGTTAATGTTACATCTATTCCTATGAGGCCGACATTCGGCGTGATAGGCTTCGCTGATCCCGTGGCCGGAAGGCGAGGGGATAGCCGTACTTCTTTACTTCTTTTTCTTTTCCTTTATGACCTGTTCGGCTACAGCAACAAAGTGCTTTGCCACCCTGATCAGAATTTTAACAAAATCATCAAGAGTCATTGCCGCATCACCTTTATATGCCAAGAGCTATGTCAACCGCGTCACGATCCTGCTCGGGAAGGCTGTTATAAAGCTCTATTTGTTTGTCAGGGTCATTAACAGCAAGGACTCTCTCTACTGCGCTGTTTGTTTCAGTATTATGCAGTCCACCGCCTGAACCGGACAGAGACAAAGGTATATCGTTACCACCGTCGCCACTGTCCCGGACTTTAGCGTTGTTATTCTGCAGCACATCGTTTTTTACGGATTCGACAACCTTCTTAAATCGTTCCGCATAAGAGAGTTTCTGATATTCCGGATCAGCATCAAGGAATTCGTCATCGGCTTTGACGGCACGTTCCCAAAGAACAGGAGAATTTTCTTTCCAATAAGTCAGTTCATCGTTATCGTCAATCGCAGTCATGAAATCAGGATCAAGGGCTTCTTGCTCGCCTTTGTCGGCATTGGTGTCAACCTGCTGCTGTTTTCCTGCTGAGGAAACAATCTCAGCGGCCGCCGCCATCATGTCGGCAAGATCGTCCCCGTACTCATCCCGGATCTCTTCGATCTTCTCATCAGAGAATGGATTTCCATCATCATCTTTTGGGAAATCCATTCCTTTGCTGGCCATGATCTCTTTGATAGAGGCAAGTTCATCTTTCAGCGTGGTTACTTCGGCTTGCAGGTCATCAGCTTTGGACGCTCTCTGGTTGGCCTCTTCGAGACTTTTCTTTAGCTCCCGTTGCTTTACCCTTTTAGCAGCCCACTTTTTTGGCGGACTTACATGCCTGATGACTTCATCGTCTACGGCTGATTGTTCATCACCGCCGGCTTCAGGCTGTTCATCATCGCCACCACCTTTGTCCTGTTCATCACTATCCGTAGGTTTGTCGGTCTCATCTGCTCCTGTTCGGTTTTCCTGTTGCTGTTGTTCCTGATTATCCTCATCGCCTGCTGCCGCATCTGCTGCAACCTGCTCATCCTCAAGTTTAATCAGTTCCTCTTGACTCAAAGAGTCAAGATCAACATCTTCCAGTTTTGTTTCATTACTCATCTTTAACTCTCCTTGTTTTTACAGTGTTGTCTCACGGGATAGACTTTTCAACCGTCTATCATGGTGGGGACAGGCAGAACATTGCCTGACCGGTTAATTTATACGCTGGATGCTCCCAGGGGCAAGTCCTGCTGTGGTGTATTAGGCGGCAGGACTTGCTTATTTAAATCAGAATCGGGCACTTTTTGGCCCTGCGGCTGTTCGCCCATCTGTTTAAATTCTCTTAATAGTTTTGCTGTTTCTACTCTGGTTTTGATAGCCTCAGCTGCGGTCTGGCTGGCCTCTGCAAGCTTGTCTTTCACTGTTGCTTCTTTCTCTCTCGTTTCTGCTTCCGTTTTTTCAATGTCAGCAACAAAAGCTCTCATTTCCAGCTCTTTCTGTTTCTGTGCTTCCTCGGCCTGTTGCTGCTCCATCAGTAACCGTTTCTCTTCGTCTTCCTCAAACCCGAGCTTCTTATTGATCAATCTGATAGCCTGCTCTTTCTTCGGCATTTCTGAGCTTTCAAGCCAAAAGGGTAAAAGAATCCCTTTGTAATCATCCGGCATCTTGTCCATTATGCCGGTTAACCGTTGGTGTGTGTGCTGTTTGTAGCCGGCGCTGGTATGTATATCCTGGATGGAAACCTGCGCTCTTAGCATGGAGACTCGATTCAACACACCGTTGTTCAAAACAACTTGTTTTTTCTGTTGACCGATTTCCTGCGGGATGTTCACTACTTTTCGTCGCGTCCCAATATCCTCAACCATATATGAGAAAACCAGGTCGCCTACATACTTCCTGGCAAGTTGATAGTTCGCGTTGATCTTGCCCAGGGTTTGGGCTCCAAGTTCTGCGATAGACTCCACTGCGATACCTGATTGACTTGCCTCTGTCTGCCCTTGAAATGTTTGGTAGATACCGGAAGCCGCATTGATTTCGCCCCTGGCTCTGTTACAAATCCCTTCCAGGGCTTGGAGCTTATCCCATTCTCTGATTACCTTGAATTGTCGGTTAGGCTTTAGGTTGATAAGGCCGTCGGATCTGTTTACTTCGAAAACGACCTGCTGGTCAGTTAGGTCGGTAACCGCGTCTTTGTCTTTCTCGATCCTTCTGCTTCTCAATATCCGTTGGATCTCAATTACTGCCCGGTTATATTGCTCCTGCGGCCCCATCATCCTCTTGAGCAAGCCAGTAGGGTTGTTGGTAGCATCTTCCCGGGGACCAAAGAAAGGGATATACGGGAAGTGATTATGTGGCGCACTGCTCGGCCTATCGTAAACGAGATGAGGACCACAAAACCAGGCCTCTCTTACGACGCTTACAGGTACGTTCATTTGCACGTATCCTGTATTGGTTGCCAATATTTCAAAGTGAATAGGATTCTCTTTGTTGAAAAGCATTACCATGCCGTTGTCTACAAACAGCAAGTCACGCTTTTCAAAAACCTTGTAATAAACTTCATAGATGGCAATCCTTTCCCTCTCTGAAGTGTTGTCCATTATTAACTCGATGGGATCTGTGTACTCCATCATCTCTGAGAACCATTCACAAGACTCCGTATTTTCTCCAATATCTAAAGTTGTATAATCAGAGAAAGTGAAATCTATCAATTCGTGGTGCTTCTCTCCCAGGAACATCTTTGCTTCGTCTTTATCAAAGAATTTCCGTCGTGCTATCCAACGACAATCACGACGTAAATCTTCGGACCTGGCCCGCATGTCCCAAAACATTTCATCACGGTGAACATCCTCTATTAAAAGCCTTGAGGCTGAAAGGAGGTTCGGATTCCTGATAACATGCACCCATCCAATGCCAACACATACTTGAGATTCATAGGCCTCTGAGCAGGCGTGATTAGCATCGGCCAAGCGCATTTCATCATTAAGCTGGTGATTTAATGCCTCTGCCATTTCGTCGTGTTCTTCAGCCGCGCCGGTCAACATCCAGTCAACTCGGTGTTTGGCCTCATGGCCGGTTACTGAATCAATAGCTGCGGCCATGAGGTTGACAAACATGTCCCTTGGTAACCCAAGGAGTTTAAAATAATCTTTCTGATCTTTGGTCCACTGGATACTATCCCGCCATGCCATGCAGCGAGCAGCCTCACCCCTCCATTTAGGTTGAGCTGCTATGTCGCTTAATAAATTGCGTAAAGTTTGATTTGCTTCTGATAGCCGCATGGTCAAATACCCTTTATTTAGCTGGATCCGCTAAATTTACCGGTTGACGGTTTGTATTTCAGTTTTTCAATCACCTGGACCTGTCCTGTCAGCTTCCCTCCTGCCCGGAACCGGAGCAGAACAAATGTGCGCTGATAAGAAGTTATAACGCTGGCTGCCTCGACGTCCATATCATCGTCACTCAAGCTGTCAACACGATTCCAGGTTTTTGACATAGGCGGCTTTGTTGCCTCCGGTGGCATTACCTCAAGCTCAACCTCCGGCGGTGCCTCTTCAACTGCCTCTACAACGGGTTGTTGCTCTTCGGTGGCCGGCAGGGGCTTTGCTGTTTGTTTTGCTGCTGGCTTCTTCTTTGGTGTCGCTTTCCTTGGTGTCGTCGTCTTCCTGGCTGCCATGGTGTCATACTCCTTTGTTTTGGTTGATCTCTTAATAAACGGAGCTTTTCCGTTCTTCGTAAGTATTGTTTTTTTCGTTTTGATCTAAGACCATTTCAAGCCCTTCACCCTCGCCCATCAATCCATACTCAAGAGCTTCAACGGGATGCGACCAGGCGTTTTTGTCCGGCACGTCCATGTATTTTTCATCGCCAGCAACCTGCAGGCGTCGATAACAAAACTTGCCAGCCAATCCTTTCCTGATTGTTTTGGCCTTCTTGCATATCATCAGCCTTGGTTTTCCATTCATCCCGAGTTCTGTTAATGGGTTGGAAACCGCTGCTCGTCTTTGCAAAACGTCCTGTGTCTCGCATGGTTCGCATGGTACCCCATTGGCTTGCAAAGTCTCAATTGCGCTATGTTCAACAACTTCGCCAGGATGTGCGCCTGCTGGATCTCCCCACCCGATAAAACCGGCTCCTGGATAATTCCGATTTAAATACTTGAGTAAATGAGGCGCAAACTTAGCCGCTGACATATTGACAGACACAAATTCATCCAGGCAGTACCAGGATCCCCCTATCATCTGCAGGATTGCACAGGCCGGTGTCCTCCCAAAATCAAAACCGAGAACAATAGTCTCGTTTGGCAGGTAGTCCATGTTGTCAACACAATGCACAGCATCGCTGTACTCTGGATGCACCGGTTTGCCGTCCATGACAAAGCCGTACTGATTCCCAAGGTTGACCTTGATCCAGCTTTCCCTTTTCCCTTGGATCCGTTTGTCGTAATAACCTGCCGGTAAATTAACCAGGTTTTCGGCCAATTCATTGAGCACCCATTTACCGCTTCTCTTGATAACTCCACCAGGCTGAACGAAAAATTCCCAATCCGGTAATTCTCCGGCTGGTTTCTGGATCTCCTGAAAGTCATACAACCAATGGTCTTCGTCGCATTGATTTGTGTCACCGAGCATACATGAATAGGTTGGTAACACTTCACCGAGCTGCATCGAGGGAAACCGGCCATGCCGATAATCGGCCATATCAATAACATCTTTCGGCAGCTCTTTAACCTCAGACAGCCAAAACCATGTTACCTGATGGCCTCTGAGCTTCTTTACGTGCTGCGGCCTGTCCAGGGCAATGAACCACATCTCATGATCAACGACTGTGCCGTCCTTCAGTTTGAATCGCATCCTGAAAGACGGTGGTTCTTTGCCTCCCTGCTTGAAAACTCCAAGGGGTTCAAAGATCGTGGTGAAATCTTTTGCTGTAGTAGACAGCAACTCACCATAAGTGTTCCTAATGGCAATGGACCTGGTAGGCCTTATTCCGTGTCGATTCGGTGCCTGCTCTTTCATCATCTCCAGTTGCCGGTAACAAACCGTTGTGGTTTTTGCCGACCCCAGGGGACCAGTTATGATAGAAACAGGGGATCTGTCATAATAAAATGCTCTTAATGTTGGCCCGGGAGGGTTGAAAATGTACCTGTGAGTTACGCCCACTATTCACTTTCCTCCAGCTCCCGTCCGGGATCGTGAGTTTCAACCGTTGGTAAACCATCATCGTCATCGCCCTTGTCGTTCAAATTAAAAGACTGACGCTCAAGCTGGATCCTTTTGTGCTGTACATTGGCGAGATTATTTGCCGCTTGTGATCTTTCTGCGGCTGTTAGCGATAGTTCTTTGGATACGATTTTTCCTTTGTACTGAGTTATGTAAAGCTTGGTGGGCTCACCGAGTAGTTCTTTGAGAAGTTTTGCTTCAAGCTCTCTAAGAATTTGGATATCGTTTCGATGAAGACGAACAACAGCTACCCGGCGTTCTGCGGCCTGTTCAATTGTTTCCCTGTTCCTTTCTCTTACGTTGCTACCTGCTACCTCGCCTGCTACCAACTTTGCATCTTCAGCAATTAGCTTTGCCTTTGATGCTTGTGCAACCGCCCTGGACAGGTCACGTGTCCAGCCAAACTTTTTAACTCTCTTCTGGATTGCCCCCCTGCTGCAGCCGTGCCGCCTGGCAAGTTCAGCATCAGAAAACTGGTTGGTCCTGTACTCAGCTTCAATTGCTTGCCAATCGTGATTATATCGTGATTTTTTTGCCATAAACGAAAAAAGCCCGGTTTACTCCCGCAATCAAATGACTACGAAAACAAACCGGGCTTAACCTTTTTCCTCTGGTGAGGGAAGTCTCAGGGACCGATACTTTAAATTTTAATTATTATCACATTGTAAAAAGCAGATGTCAAACAATTTCCCACCCTGCCAGTATTTTCCAGTTATTAACACTGATGATGTGGACCGCTACGCGCTCGACAGCGCCCGTTATACTTCTTTTTTTCTTATATTGCTGTAAACCTGTGCTACTCCGCCATTATGACATTTTACCTCAACCGTTATTATTACATCGTAGCGGCCCTTCTTGGCGTTTTCTATGGCATTTGCAAATTTTTTAATTGCAATTTCACCTTTGTCCACCTTCTGCCCTTGTATGTTCCCGGTGTCTTGTTTCATTTATTAACCTTCAATCTTGTGAAGGATAGCCCCTCTCGTACCATATTCAGTTTTAATAAAACCCCCTGAATTAATGGCACCTTTAACAATATTGTCAATCGCAGATTTTGGCATCTCAGGAGAAGTTATTTCCAGCGCTTCTTCTAAGGTTATTTTGCCTGCAATCATAGAAGAAATAGCTCTTAACCTTTTTTTGGCTTTGGCAATATCTTCAGGAGTTTTGTCGCCAAGATGTGTATGTTCAGCAATCTGCAGCCTGTTGCTTGGCGCTGGCGGTTTGCTTCTATGTTCGCGGACAGCTTCAAGTATCTCCACCATTTTGGGGAAAAATCTACACCTTTTACGGACAATCTTGACAGCAGCATGAAATTGCTCTGGCGTTACCTGCTCGTCAACCAAGTCTTCGTGGTATTCCCTGGACAGAAACCTTAACTGTTCTGGTTTGTAATTAGCTTCCCTAAATCTCAAGTTCCATCCCGCTATTACAAACTGGACCTGTTTTATTTCCATTTTTTTTGCTTGTTGTGGTTTCACCTCTTTCTGCAATTTCATTAAGCTCCCTCGCTATATCTTCATTCATCATTGATTGTGCTTCTGATATTGATCGTGGTTGAAGCGGCCTTTTCTTTTTTTCAACGTAGCGGCCTTCTAATATCTTTGCCATATTCGATGACTTCAATATCCAATCCAGGTCAGCAGTCCACCTTCGATCATTATTCCCGAGCAAAAAGGGATATGATTTGATTCTGTTGAAATAAATATTCCACCAACTAAGAGATTGCCGGCCTGGATCCTCTTTCCACCTTGAAACAAGACGTATCCTACGTGTACCTTTCCAAAGTTCAGGTTTAACTTTAGGGAGAGCGTCACCGAGGATGCTGTTGTAAAGTTCAACTATTTTCAGGTGTGGGCAGTTTGTTATTTTTGATTTTAACACTTCTGAAGGGGAACCAGTGTTGTTCTCTATAGGAGATGGAGTTGGATTTGGAGATGGAGTTGGATCTGGAGATGGATCTGGATCTGGAGATGGATCTGGATCTGGATCTGGAGTTAACGCCCTTGTTAACGATTCGTTAACGGGTCGTTTAAGTCTGGTTAACTTGTAGTATTGTTCTTGAGTTATTCCTGTGCAGCCATCGTTAACGAGTTGGCTATATAATTTTTTGTTAGTATGGGCCATTCTTGACAGCCTTGCCTTGTCTGATCTTTCAGCCGAGTTAGCTACCCATCCTTGCCTTTTCTTCCAGTTGTGCAAAGAATACATTCCACTTGAGTTCAGGTCCAGGAAACCAACCGTAACCAATAAATCAACAAATTTTTCTGGATCTCCCTGGTAATCAGCCTCAATAGAAATATCTTCAACATCCCATCCATCAAGTTTTCCACATGGTTTTTCAATGGCTACCCGTGACCACAAAGTAAGCAATGCAATCACACCGGCTTCTCCAGCACCACGCTTTAACTTTTTTGTTTTACGATGAGAAAAAAATGTTGTTGAAAGCCTTATGTCTGCGTTCATCTTGGAAATTGCCTCACCATAAGATGTTCCGGGATTGCTTCACGTTGGGCTTTAGTGATGCCTGACATTTGTTTCATAAAGTGATCCGTCCAATCTATTTTGCTATTCTTTGCCATTATTTAAACCTCTTCCACATTTCTACATATCACACCGAACTCGACAACCCATACCCATGGGTTATTGTCCCATCCAAAGCCGCGTTTTTTATTGATTGAGTCCCAAAGATCGCGGAAAGCACATTTTTCAATGCTATGATACCCGCGTTCTCTCCAATCATCCGGCAAATTTAAACCACAATGGAATACGCCTTCGTCGGTGCAGTCATTGCTTGGGCCCCTGTCGCTTATATCCTGCACCCGTTCAACCGTGATTTCTTTAACCAATAAGGTCAGCCTGGAAATAGATCGAGGCATGAATATTGAGGGTTTCCACTTATGTGCAAGTATTGGCAAGCCCTCACCGTCGGCACGGTAAACGGGCGTATCTGGTAACACTGATGATCCGGTAGCCATTGCAAAAGTCTCCCTCACCCAAAGTAGATCATCAGGGAAACCGAAAGGACATTTGTATTCCCGGCCCGAAGAATCAAATAACTTTTCGTCACGTGACAAATCACGGCACAAACCATCTTCATCTGGCTGCGGCTTAATGGCTCTGCGCGTCTGTGTTTTTCTTCCTGCCAGAATCGCGCGGACCATCGGGCCTGAAAATAAAATAGGTATTTTTTTCATCCTTTCTCCTTTTTCTGATACCGTGAAATTTCCCTACCGTCGTGGTGATGGCAACCTTTACACCAACCGGCATATTGATTCCGCTCACACCATTCTACCGGCATAGTTTTCCCCCGTGGTGATGCTTGGCAGCCGGGCAATTCTTTTCCATTTTTTATTGATGATATGGGGTCAGGCTGTACTTTTTCCATGTATTAACACTGTTATCTTACAACATCTTTGTTGTAATACTGCCTGCCATGCAAATATATCCTTATTGCACGACAAGTTCCGTCCAAGGAAACCTCACAATCTTCCTCAAGACAGTTGTCACAAAAAGGATTGG